CACTTGGCCGAAGGGCATCGAGCAGCGCATGTTCGACTGGGCCACGCCTGACGTGGTCTATGTCGCCGAGGTTTACCGGGTTGAAGAGGCGTCCGAGATCATTCGGATCTTCCAAACCATCGACGGCGAGGAAGAGCGATACACCGAACGGGACTTCGAAGAAGACGAAGAGCTTGAGGTGATGCTTGATGCTGTCGGGACCAAGGAAGTCCGTCAGCGCCGGGTAAAGCGCCGCAAGGTTCACAAGTACATCATGAGCGGCGGCAAGGTGCTGGAAGACAGCGGCTACATCGCTGGCGACCAAATCCCGGTCGTGCCGGTGTATGGCAAGCGGTGGTTCGTGGATAACATCGAACGCTGCATGGGTCATGTGCGCCTAGCTAAGGATGCCCAGCGGCTGAAGAACATGCAGCTATCCAAGCTGGGTGAGATCAGCGCGCTATCGACTGTGGAGAAGCCGATCCTCACGCCCGAGCAGGTCGCCGGCCATGAGATCATGTGGTCCGAGGACAACCTGCGGAACTATCCTTATCTGCTGCTGAACACGGTTACCGATGCCAACGGGCAAGAGGCGCTGTCGGGCCCGGTGGGCTACACCAAGCCCCCGCAGGTGCCGCCTGCGCTTGCTGGCCTGTTGGCCATCACAGAGCAGGACATGAACGATCTGCTTGGCCGCCAGGAAGCTGGCGAGGAGATTGTGTCCAACATCAGCGGCAAGGCTGTGGAACTGATCCAGCAGCGCCTGGACATGCAGACCTTCATCTACATGTCGAACATGGCCAAGGCCATCAAGCGGTCTGGTGAGATCTGGCTGTCGATGGCGCGCGATGTTCTGGTCGAGCCCGGCCGGAAGATGAAATCGATCGGATCCGCCGGTGAGCTTTCGACGGTCGAGATGGGCAAGCCGATCCTGAACGTGGAGACCGGTCTGGTCGAATATCAGAACGACCTAAGCCGTGCCAAGTTCGACGTGACCGTCGAGGTCGGGCCGTCTTCGTCCAGCAAGCGCCAGGCCACCGTGCGCGCGCTGATCGGCATGATCCAGCTGTCGCCGGATCCTGAGACGCAGCAGGTGCTAACGTCGATGGCCATGATGAACATGGAGGGCGAGGGCATCGCCGAGGTTCGCGGGTTCTTCCGCAAGCGCCTGATCCGCATGGGCGTTGTCGAGCCCACCGAGCAGGAAGCCGAGAAGCTGATGGCCGAGATGCAGGCGGCGCAGCAGCCGGATCCGCAGGCGCAGTATCTGCAGGCCGCGGCGATGGAAGCGCAGGCCAAGGCAGGCCAGGCGCAGGCCAACACAGAATACACCCTGGCGCGGGCTGAAGAGACCCGTGCCAAGACAGTGGAGACGCTTGCTGGCATCCAGCAGAAAGAGCGCACCAATGTTGTGAACACGGCGAAGGCTCTGCAAGAGACCGTCGCCACCGGAATGCGGCAACCACCCAGCCGCACAATCTAATGGGTGAGAATCGCATGAGGATCGTATGACTGAATTGGTAGAACAGATCGAAGACGACTTCGAAATGGAATCGGTAGCGGATGAGGTTGAGGCGGTGGAAGCCGACAATACCGAAGACGACGAAGATTCTGAAGGCGTTGTCATCTCGATCGCAGGGGAACCGCCAGCCCCGGAAGATGATGAGGAAGTGCGCGCACCTGAATGGGTCCGCGATCTTCGCAAAAACTATCGTGAGGAAAAGCGTCGAGCCAAAGATTTAGAGCAGAAGCTGGCCCGTTTAGAAACGCAAGCACCGGGGGTCGCGCCCCTTGGGCCCAAGCCAACGCTCGAAAAGGCGGACTACGACACTGACCGATACGAAAAGGAACTTGCCAACTGGTACGATAAGAAGCGCCAGCACGACGATCGTGAGGTTTCCGTAAAATCAGAACAGCAGGCTGTTCAGAGGGAATGGGAACGCAAGCTCGAAGGCTATCAGTCGGCGAAGGCCGGCCTGAAGGTGCGCGACTTTGAGTTCGCCGAGGATGTCGTTCAAGACAATCTCAGCGTCATGCAGCAGGGCATGATCGTGCAGGGTGCGGACAATCCCGCCCTTGTCGTTTATGCGTTGGGCAAGAATCCGAAGAAAGCGAAGGAACTCGCCTCGATCACCGATCCCGTGAAGTTCGCCTTTGCTGTTGCGAAATTGGAGACGCAGTTGAAGATCTCGAACCGCAAAGCCCAAACGTCACCAGAGCGGAAGATCAGCGGCACAGGCCGCCCTTCTGGCGCTGTTGACAGCACCCTTGACCGCCTGCGTGCCGACGCTGAAAAGACTGGCGACTACAGCAAAGTTTTCCAGTATAAGAAGCAGAAGCATAAGGCTTGACACCTTAAAGGACGAAGAAAATGGCTAACGCTTTTAGCAAAGAAGAACGGGTTGCGTTCGAGAACATCCTCGAGGGCTTCAATGATGCGCTGGTGATGTCGCGCAATGTGTCGGTTTACAACGTAGCCGGCGAAATGATGGCTCGCACCAACGACCAGATCTGGCGTCCGCAGCCTTACATTGCAACGTCGATCAACGGCGCACCGCGTACTGACATCTCGACGCAGTTCGTTGACTTCACGCAGCTTGCTGTTCCGGCCACGATCGGCTTCAGCAAGACCGTGCCGTTTGCACTGGACGCGAAAGAACTGCGCGACCAACTGCAGGAGGGTCGCCTGGGCGATTCCGCAAAGCAGAAACTTGCTTCGGACATCAACGTGGCAATCATGAACGTGGCTGCGAACCAGTCCACGCTTGTGGTGGCTCGTTCTAACGCAGCCGGTGGCTACACCGATGTGGCAGAATGCGATGCTGTCTTCAACGAGCAAGGCGTGCAGATGTTCGACCGTTATCTGGCGCTGTCTTCGCGTTCGTATAACGGCATGGCGTCGGATCTGGCTGGCCGTGAGACGATGACAGGAAAGCCGACCACCGCTTACGAAAAATCGTATGTGGGCATGGTCGCTGGCTTTGAGACCTACAAGATGGACTATGCCAACCGCATCCTGGGCAACGCTACCCCGGTCGGTGACATCACCATCAACGGTGCGAACCAGTACTACACCCCGCGTGCCACTTCCACGGCGGGCACGGGCGAGACTGCCAACGTCGATAACCGCTACCAGTCGCTGAACGTCACGCTGGCTGTTGGCGCCGTTCTGCGTGTCGGCGATGCGTTCAAACTGGCAAACGTCAATGCGGTGCATCACATCACCAAGGGCGACACTGGCCAGGCCAAGACCTTCCGCGTGATCTCGATCACGTCGGGCGGCGGCACTGCTGGCAACAACACCATCGTGATTTCCCCGCCGATTATCTCGGCCCAGGGCGCGACCGATGCCGAACTGCAGTACAAGAACGTCAGCGCCACGCCGGCGGCTGGCTCGACTGTCACCATCCTGAACGTGGACGCTGCGGACATCAACGTGTTCTGGCAGAAAGACGCTCTGGAGATCCTGCCGGGCCGCTATGCTATCCCCGCCAATGCCGGTGTGGACATCATGCGCGGAACCACCGACCAGGGCATCGAACTGGTGATGCAGAAGTTCTACGACATCAACACCGCCGTCACGAAGTACCGTATGGATACCTTCTTCGGCGTTGTGAACAAGCAGCCGGAAATGTCGGGCATCATGCTCTTCAATCAGGTTCCCTGATAAGATTGGGGGCGGGGAAACTCGCCCCCTTCACCTTTGACAAAGGACAGATCCATGCCGTTGAAAAAAGGTTACAGCCGGAAGTCCATCGGCGAGAATATCAAGATGGAAGAAAAAACGAAGCCGACCAAGCAGGCGATCGCCATTGCCTTGAACACGGCGCGCACGGCTGCCATGAAGGCGGGCAAACCTTCGAAGGCACCGAAAGGCAAAAAGAAATGACGACGATGGTCTACAAGTCCCCCGGCAACATGGTGCGCAAGGACGGCACCAGCTTTGGCTGGAAGATCGTAGATGATGCGGATCTGGATGCTGCGCTGGGCGATGGCTGGTTTTTGACGCCAGGCGCCGCGATCAGCAACGTGGTTTCGGAACCGGCGGACGACGAGGCCAAACCCCGGCGCGGTCGTCCGCGCAAGACTGAGGCTGTGTGATGGCATACACCAAGCGCGACATCGTAAACCGGGCGTTCGAAGAAATCGGCCTTGCGGCCTATGTCTACGACCTGCAGCCACAGCAGATGGAGGGCGCATTGCAGCGCCTCGATGCCATGATGGCGACGTGGAATGGCCGCGGCATCCGCCTGGGCTATCCGTTGCCGTCATCGATCGGATCCAGCGATCTGGATCAGGACGCCGGCGTGCCCGATGATGCGCTTGAAGCTATGCACCTGAATTTGGCGATCCGCATTGCGCCAGGCTATGGCAAGTCTGTCTTGCCTGAGACAAAGGCCAACGCCTCGATCGCTTACAAGGCCCTGCTGGCCCGATCGACATTCCCGGTCGAGATGCAGCTTGGCAACCAGACTATCCCCAGCGGGCAGGGCAACAAGGGCTGGCGTTATTACAGCGACCCCTTCCTGCGTGAACCCACAGATCCGCTGACGGTTGGCCCGGACAGCATCCTCAGCTTGGAGTAAATCCGATGACCAACATCAATCAGCTTTCTTCTATGGACACGCTCTCCGGCGGCGATCTCCTTGCCGTCTGGGCGCAAAACAACGGCGACACGCGGAAGGCTCCCATGTCGCTGGTGGCCACCTACGTCGCCGGCACGATCGAGCTTCCTGTTGACATCAGCCGCAGCCAGTATGCGGCCCCCAGCGCCACTGGATTCAGCGTGGCGGTTACCTCTGCGAATACTTGGCTGGTCCTGAATCCGACGAATGCGTTCGCGGCTGGGACGATTGTTCTTCCGACAGGCGTGCCTGATCTGTCGATGGTTTCGATCGTCACGACGCAAGCGATCACGGCGCTGACGGTATCAACGTCAGGCGCGGCCATTGTCGGCGCCCCGACGAGTGCAACGGCCAACACGGCCTTCACAATGCGCTACGACGCGGTGACGAACTCTTGGTATCCTGAAAACCAAAACTTCGTGAGCGCAACCCCGTTTGCTCTGACCTTGCTTGATGACGTGAACGCGGCGGCTGCTAGGACAACTCTCGGCGCAGGCACGGTCGGCGGGAACGTGTTCATCGCTGCCACCGCAGCCGCAGCGCAGCAGGCAATGGACACCGAGGTTGGCGTGGATGTGCAGGCGTTCGACGCGGATCTCAGCGCCCTGGCTGGCCTGGCTGCTAATGGCATGATCTCCCGCACCGGCGCTGGAACGGCATCTGTGCGCACGATCACTGCCGGTGCTGGCATCAGCATCGCGAACGGTGATGGCGTTGCGGGCAACCCGACGATCACGTCAACGGATGTGCTGCAGGGCCTCATCGCCACTGACATTGCCGCCATTGCCAACGCGATCAACACGACCGGCAAGGCGGCCGGGAAAATGATCTGGGACACCACCAACAGCAAGATCAAGGTGGCGACGGGTGCGCTTGCGGCATCGACCTGGGTTGACGCTGATGGCACCAACGCAGTGACGCCGGCCTGACACGATGCGCTATGATGCGGCCACCCTTGCGTGGTATAAGATTGGCTAACACAGGGATAAAACCATGTTCATCTATCCGACAGCAGTAAGCACCGAGAAACAGATCACGATCCCGCGCGGATCGTTGATGAGTGTGGGCAACATTGGTGATCAACCAACGCTGGTGCAGATCGGCGTGTCCGATCCTGTCGGTGTGGTTGAGCTTCTCAACAGCGCCCAGACCTTCGGCCCGTATGCATCCGATCGGATCGCGACCATCACCAACAAGGGCGCCACCGTTCAATACGATGTCGGGACGCAGCCGACGCTTCGCGCGTTCCCGGCTCTGCTGATCGGCCAGATCCAGGCGATCGGGCTTGTCGAGCCTGCGGCCACCTTTGCCACCTTGAGCTATGAAACCAATGCTGGCCTGGTGCGCCTTGTCAGCGCAGGGGCGCATGGCCT